CTTACAAAATAAAAAAAATAACCATGATGAAAAAAGTATTAGTATTTATGATCAAATAGAAAATAATTATATATATTATCGTTTCAAGTTAAATGAACCAATACCAATGTTTGGTGCAAGTTTAATACAATTATTACAACCTTATACAAATAAATACGGTTCTTTGATTAATTTTGTAGATAAAACAAATACACCATCAAAAAAGGCAAATATAGTAGATGTAAAAGATAAAGAACATATTTATCATAATGTTAAAACATGTTTGTTAAATAAAAATAAACCTTACTTAGTATATCAATATTCTAATAAACCATTAGCATATTATGGAATACCAAAATTAATTCTTTCTCATAAAATGTATGGATTCTCCTACTATGACAAGGACGGGGAATATGGTATAAGTAGTCGGGATAACTATGTGATATGTGATTTAAAACATGAAGAATTTGAAATACTTCATAACTTTTTTAATAATAAAATTATAATACTTTTGTTTGAATGTACAAGATATAGAATGAAATGCTTAGAAAAAAACATATTTGAATTAATTCCAAATATATTAAAAATGCATGGATTTAATTTTTCTCTCAACTTTTTATTTTTACAAAAAAAAAATATTAATGAATTTATTGAAAGACATATAAAAAATTATGAATTTTTCTAAAAAAAATTGAAAAATAAAAAAAAAGAGAGAAAAATAAAATTAAATAAAATGAAATATATTGCCGTAACACGATTTAATGATGATACGTTTAATGAATATATTAATTTTTTGAAAAACAATAATCTTAATAAATGTGAAAGTGTTATTAATACACCTGTTAAAATAAATTCTAATATACAAATTAATTCAGTATTATACGTATTAGAAATGAATAATTCAAAAAACAAAATAATGGGTATTAGTAAAATCATAAATAAAAACTATAACAACCAAAAAATAAAAGTATATGACCATCTTCCTTACAATAGATATTCATATTTAGGAAGTAAAAGAATAGATAGAAAAAATTTAAACAATATAGAAAAACAAATAATACAATTCTTTGAACATATTTGTTTTAAAGGAAAAAAACATATGAAAAGAGGTCATGGTATTCAAATAATTTCTAACAACTTTTTACGAAAAACTGAAAAGGTTGTTAATTTGTTAAGTTTTATTGAAAATATGTTTATTGAAAAAGAAACAAAATAAAAATTACCGTGCATATATATAATGGATTTAAATATAGATAATTATACAAATGATGAATTAATTGAAATATTAGAACTGAATGACCCTAGCAATGAAAATATTATAATGAAGACCGATTTTTATATAGATAAATTTAAAAAGGAAGGGAAAAATGAATATGCTTCTTTTTTTTTAAATCTTCAAAAAAGATTACTAATAGAATATGTAACAAGTGATAGTGATAGTTCTGATGACGAAAACATAAAAAGAGAATTTAAAACAAATAATGATTTAGTAAATGATAATAGAAATTTAACCGAAAGACAAGAAACAAATATAAAAGAAAATATTAATATTCCTCTTAAAAAAGGAATACTCAATCCAAATTTAAAAAATATTATTACAAAAATAATTAATGTGGACAGCCAATTTCGTCAAAATTCAATAGAAAATAACTTTCTTTTAAATACTACTAATTTTACAATTGATTTAACTCATCCATTAACTAATGTATTAAATATGAAATTATATAGTATCCAAATACCTTTCACATGGTATAATATTGATTCCGCTTACGGTACTGATTATATAGAATACAATGATATAAAATATATTATCAATTCTGGTTATTATAAAGATTGGTCTAGTCTACAAAGTAAATTAAATCCTATTAATGGAGTTATTGATAGCGGTATAGGCAATGGCGATTTAACTTTTGAACAAGACCCAAATACTTATAAAATTAAAATAACTTCTACATCAGGAGGTACAATACGCTTTTATAATAAAAATATACTAGGAAACTCTGGAAAAATTAATCATAATCTAGGATGGATATTAGGATTTAGAAAACAAAGTTATACAATACAAGCTAATAAATCTATTACTTCTGAAGCAGTTCCTGATTTATATGGAGCCAAATATTTATTTTTAGAAGTAGATGATTTTAATCAAAATCATTTAAATAATACAATTGTTAATTCAACAGACAATCATGATGTTAAATTAAAAAGACCATCTTATTTTAATCGTGATTTAAGTTATGTTATACAAGATGATGGGTTGTTTCAATTACAACCTGATGATAAAAGGACAATAACACAGAATCAATTGTATGCTTTTAATGCAATTAATACAAACTTATTTAATAATCAAAGTTTTGAAAAAACTAGCGCTCCACCAACAACTGATTACTTAGGTTTAATACCTTTAAAACACACTGGTTTTACATTTGGTGATGTATTTATAGAAAATGGTGGTGGTATGCCTATTAATGAAAGAAGTTATTTTGGTCCAGTTAATATATCTAGATTAGCAATAAGATTATTGGATGATAAAGGCAATGTTTTAAATTTAAATGGATGTGATTGGTCATTTTCTTTCACATGTGATACTCTATATCAGTATTAAAAAAAAGTAAATTCAAATTCCTGTTTTTTTAATTTTTCCTTTTTGATAGGGTTGGTTACAAGAGGACATCTAGAATATACATATTTATAATTATTTTTTTCAATTATTGTTGTATCTCTTGTTAAGCTTCTACTACATTCAATATCTACTATTTCATCAGCACAATTATTTTTTATGCTTTCATTTCCAAATAACCACCATTCATTATCTATATTTTTCTGAAAAAGTTCTTTTGATATATTTAAACGATTTGCTTGAAGAGTTAATAAATCTTCTTCAACCGTATCAATAAATTGAATATAATTTTCTATTTTCTTTTTTTCATCATAAAGTCCAAATGTCATCTGATGTTGCATTAATTTACCATTTGGTAATATATATCTATTTTTACATGATTGAAAAATAATAAATCCCATGCTATATGCATTTTCAACAATGCATGACATATTATATTTTCTTATTTCTTCAATAATTTTTAATCCATCAAATACAGAACCCCCTGGTGTATTTAAATATACATACGTATCATTTTTTTTTTCTATTAAATTTAAATCATAAATAAATTTACTAGTTGTTTCCGTATTAATCGGTTCTCTTATAACAATATTGTTCGTCTTATTAAATTTGATAGTTTTATAAGAAAAACAAAGATTCAATAAAGTTAGACATAATATTAGAATCATTATATTAAATTAGTTTAATTGTTTAATACTTTTTTTCTTAAAAAAAATAAAAGTTTAAAATATATATGAATGAACAAACACCTGCACAAGAAGGTCAAAATGTAAAATTAGTAAGAACAGCAAACGCTATTATTATTCAACGCATTATATTTATGATTGATTTATTTAAACGCTATATGACAAGTATATTTAAATTTTTTAGACGTGGTCAAATAAGTGAATTACGTGCATTAGGTGATAGTTTAGAGCGGACAATATCTTTTGTGAATCAGGAAGTGCAAAAAAAAATTCGTGCAAATACTAGTTTAATAGCGCAAGCACGTGAAGTAGGTGATTTAATTGTAGGTATAATTTCTGCTATTCGTGTTATGATGCAATTAGATGATGATGTATCTACAGCAGAAGATAATACAACCTTAATTAATAATGAATATAATGAATTACGTGAAATATTAAATGATAGAACAAAATTAATAGATTATTTATATCAACAAAACAAAAGATATACATTGTTTCCTAGTTTGGAAGTATCTTCTTCTGCTGCTTTACTTAAACCTGAATATGAAATTTATATTGCAAAATATGGATACCCTGAAACTGGTGTTTTTGAAACACAATTATTATCTGATATACGAGCATCATTATTAACAGATACAATAAATACAACTACATCAACAGAAGTTATTGATTATACTGATGTATCTTAATAATATTATCTAATGTTCAAAGATGTAAATTAACGGACTTGGACAAATTCTAAAATAAATGAAAAATCACTCCCATGTAAATTTAATAATGAACCATATTTATCAAACAACTTTATATGTAATTTTTCTATATTAACAGGTCCATAATAATCACGTTGCCGAAAAATATTATCTCCTGCATCCAAGTTAATATAAAAAGAACCGTATTTAATTGTTATACGACCCAATATATTTTTTATTAAATAAGAACGATTATTATATCCAGTTATAACATTTTCTTTACTATTTCCAACAAAATCATCTATAGATAAATAAATATAATTTAATTTATTTGCTCCAAAAATACCCTCTGATTCTAATACTCCATTAAATAAATCTGACCATTTTGTTTTTACATTTGTATTTGTTATGTTTTCATAAATTAATTTTCTAAAACCCAATGTCCAACCACATGTTTCATATTCAGGTCTATCTGCACAAACTGGTTTTTGATGATTAAAAAGAACACTATAACTAAAATCAAATGGTACTTGTTCATATAAAATACCACTTGCATCTCTTACCGCATCACCTTCTAATTCTAAAACTGTTTTATATCTTATTCTAGTTTTACTGGAAAAGTCGTCCACTTCAAATTCAAGAAATCTTAAATCACCTGGACTACCATCGTTATTTGGAGTATTCACAAAATAATTATTCATTAATGTTTCTAAATCTACTGTACCGTAATTACCTTCTGCAATATGTATTTCAAAAGTATTATACCGTTTTGATTCTTCTTTAAATGCAAAATTTATTTGTCCTGTTGCAGTATCTGTTATATCTACTCTTGGATTATATGTTTGTATAGTAAAAATATTATTTACTCCTTCATTGAAAGTATACCATGTATTTGGTAATTCAATAGCAACCAATCTCATACTCATTACATCTCTTACTACAGTTGGCATTTTAAAAGTATAATCAGATGATGATGTTGTTGTATAGTTGTCGCGAAATAAACTATCTACATTCATAGACATAATATGTTCTCTATTTTTTATATTTTCTAATTCACTTTTTGTATATTGATCTTTTTTTACAATATTGTACATATTTAATAAATTAGATTAAATATGTAATTTATTATTTTAATTTAAATCATTTAATTTTGATTTATATTGTTTATATTTCTTGTCATGAAGTATGAATTTGCTATATTATCTAATATTTCACTACCATCTGGTGCATATAATGGAGGATATATATTTGATAAATTCTCACTTTCACTTGTTGCTTGTATTGTTATTTTGTATTTACGGTCTGGAATTGGTGCTACATTAGTGACTAAATGTTGATTTGGATGTGATTTAATTGTTAACTCAAATATGAATTGATCACCATCTATAATTGGAACTGGTTGGTCATCATATGTATCTTGGAAACTGTGATTTGAACTATTCACACCATTTACAGTTAGTTGTGTACCTATTTCAAATCTGTTTCTATGAATTGGATTTAACATCATTTGATTTATAATATGTCTTGATAAATTGGTTACACTTGCAGTACTATCTGTTAATGGATTTGCGCGTGTTCCTGAATTATTAAATACATTTATTATGTTTTCATAATGTAATTCAAAACCGGATTTTCCTAGATTTGATAAAATTACATTTTCGTTATTAAACAAATCTACACCTTTTACTGTTCCTGTTAATTTATAAGCCAAGTATTTTAAGTAATCTACACGTACCAAATTTTGTCCAGATGCATCATTAACAACTATATCATTTAAGTTTCTAGTAGATGTTATTTTTGCATTTAATAAATTCAATACCTTTGTATAATCTGGTGTTCCACTATTTTCAGAAAATACATCAACTATATCTACAAAATATTTTGTATCATTATGCAATGTATCTCCAACAAAACCATTTGTCTTAAATCTAAATACATTTCTTAATACTATTGTATTTATATAAATTATTGCATCTGCATCTGCATCAGTTATATCATTAAATGCATCTTGATTAACAAAACCTTGTACTGCTTGTATTTGACTATCTAAAGCACGAATTGAAAACACACCTGAATTATGAGGTATTTCTGGTTCTGGTTCTGGTTCTGGTTCTGGTTCTGGTTCTGGTTCTCCTTCAGGTTCTGGTTCTGGTTCTGGTTCTGGTTGTGGTTCTGGTTCTGGTTCTGGCTCTGATTCTGGTTCTGGTTCTGGTTCTGGTTCTGGTTCTGGTTCTGGTTCTGGTTCTGGTTCTGGTTGTGGTTCTGGTTCTGGTTCTGGTTCTGGTTGCGGTTCTGGTTCTGGTTCTGGTTCTGGTTCTGGTTGTGGCTCTGGTTCTGGCTCTGGTTCTGGCTCTGGCTCTGGTTCTGGTTCTGGCTCTGGTTGAGCTAATATTTCTATATTTTCATTATCAATTACTCGGAAAGCACGCTCCAATGTATATGGTGCATCACCTCCAATTAATACTGAATTATTATGATATATACTCCATGTTATTTGACTATGATATAATGATAATCCACCTCCACAAATAATGTCATAATCACCAAATGTTATATTTTTAGAATCTACTTGTCTTTTACCATTTTCGTAATAATCTGGAGAATTCATTTCAAATTCATATGATGTTCCATCTGTTCTATTTATTAATCTTAATTTTGCACCATTCCAACCATCACCAAAACTATCCATTTTTATAACAACAAAAGGATAATAATTTGGTGTTGGAATATTACTTGGGGATTGATTTGATATAAATACTTCTAGTT